TGATGGGCACGTTCTGCATCTGCATGCGGGGGACATCGCCGCCTTCGACGGGCGGTAGGTTTTCAAGGGCGCGGACCTCATTGATGGTCATCACGCCGTTTGAGAGCATCTGCTGGTAGAAGGACGCGCGCGCGCCGCTGTCACCGCGGAGCAGACCTTCCAGGTTAAATTCAATGACAAGCCCGGCCTGACGATCGGCCGGTGACAGGAGCTGCTTCGCCAGCGCCTGTTCGATCCGCTTCAACCGCCGGCGTAGCGTGAACTTCTGAAATCCCAGCGTCTGCTGCTCGAGGCCGGTGCCCCAGCTCGTGGTCTTCTCGGTGTGCCCAACCATGAACGGCGGCACGCCGAAAAAGCGGCAAACCTCCTCGACCGAAAACGCCCGGCTTTGCAGCATCTGGGCATCTTCCGGGCTGATCGAGAGCTGGACCCAGTCCATGCCGCGATCGAGCAGCATCGGCCGCCCGGCATTGATCGCGCCGACAAACTTCTCCTGCAGCAGCTCCTCGGCCATTTTGCGCTGGTCGAGGGTCAGCGTGTCGGCGGTCTTCAAGAGACCCGAGGGCCGCACCCCGTTACGGAAGGTGTCCCCCGAGGCCCGTTCGATTGCCTGTGCGAGCCCGAAGGTCTGGCGTCCGAACGAGAGGGTCGAAAGCCCGCCGAGCGGGTTGCCGCCAAAGCCCCGAATGTGGAGCATATTGTCCTGGGACGCGATCTGTCGGACGCCATTATCGGACCACTCATATTCAAGGCTGCCGTCGCGCAGACGGCGCACCGTCATCAGTTCCGGCGCAATGGGAACGCTCAGCGCCACTACCCGGCCGTTGCTGCCCCGGATGATCTCGGCATAGGCATTGCCGTTCAGTTCAATGCAGGCGCAGATGAACTCCCAGAAATCGACCGCAGTCTGGTCGGCATTGGGGCTGTCGTGCAGGATCCGGTAGAGCGGATGATCGGTAGCGACCGTTCGTGCGCCGCCTCGGGTCCGGTAAACCATGAGCGGCAGCGAGGCGATCGTGCCAGCGAGCAAATTGACGCAGGCCCAGGCCGAGGCAAGTCCAAGAACCGAGGTCGTCGAGACCACTTCGCCCGTCGTTGTGGTGCGTCCACCCACCGCCTGGACCAGCCGCGGATCGATGAGGCCGATGGAGCGGGCGATGTAGCCGAACGCCTTTTGGAAAATGTTCATGACGCGAGGCTCTTCAGCCAGTCGTCAATGGAGCCGCTCGTGTCGCCTGCCATTGCCGCCCCCACTGCCATGCACAGCGCGACGGCTGCGTCGATCTTGTTGATGGCCCGTTGCTTGGAGAGCCACTTGTTGTCCCAGCGGTCGGTCTCGGTGACCGCCGACATCATTGCGGAAATGAGGACCGGATTACGCTGCAGGCGGATACGCCCCTCAAGGATCAGTTCTTCCAGGTGCCGGAGCGAACCCGGCATCCAGAGACCTTCGGTCATCTCGCCCGCTGGCTTGGCCCGCTTGGTGCCGCCCTGCGGGTGCTCAACGAAGCTCAGGTCGAGCCCGAGTTCGGCGACTTCCTCCTCGAACCGGCGGAAGGCGTAACGGTCGTAAGCCACTGCCTCGACCCGGTAGTCCGAGGCAAGCTCGGCGAGCGCCTGCGCCACGTGGCGCAGGCTGATGTTCTCGCCGGCCGGTGCGTTCAGAAATCCGTCGGCGACCCAGAGGTCGTAAGGCTGCTTGTCCCGCAGAACCCGGGCAGCCAGCGTGTCGCCCGGCGTCCAGACTTCGACCCAGGCATCAAAGCAGGGTTTGCCATCCTTCTCGCCGCTGCGCTGGACAGCCGCCAGTGCGGTCAAATCCCGGTTCTGACTAAGGTCGAGGCCGAGCCAGACAGGCTGGCCGACCTTCGGTTCGAACTCCGCCAGCAGCGGCTCGAGCGTTGCCCGGGCCATCCAAGCGGTCTCGGCGTCGGTCCACACGCAGAAGTGAAGACGCAGGATCCCGTTGAGCTGTCCTGGAATCGCCTTGGCCTGCGCCACAACCTCGGTCAGGTACTGCTCGGTGATCGTGACGCCCAGAAGCGGGTTCGCCTTGATCCAGCAGCTGGGGTCAGTCAGCGGATCGTCGCCCTCATCGAGCGCGCAGACATAGCTGAACGTCGTGTCGTCGATGACCTGCCCGAGAAAGGTCGGGTCAGTCACCGCATCGGGATTACCAGCCGCCACCCGGACAGCGTGTTCGTGTTCCTCCCAGGCGACTGAGTTACGATCCGAGCCCGAGTTCGTGATCATGAAGAGCAGCGGATCGCGGCGGAACTTGAAGCCGCGCTCCAGCATCTCGATGATCGAGCGGTCCGGGAGCTCGTGGATCTCGTCCGCCAGCACAAAATAGGGTCGCGGGCCCGAACCGGTCTTGCCGGTATCGCGCGACACCGGACGGAAGAAACTGCCCGAGGCCAGATGCGCTATGTTGAACTCGCGGCCCGGGCCGCCCGAGAAGTCGAGCCGCTTATCCAATGCCGGCGACTGCCGGACCATCCGCACCGCGTCGCGGAACAGGATGTTGGCCTGCTCCTTCTTGGCTGCTGCTGCGTAAATCTGGGCACCGGCCTCCTTACAGGCGGTCATGCCGTAAATGCCGATGCCGCCAGCAACCGGCGACTTTCCGTTTCCTTTGCCCTGTTCGATGTAGGCCCGGCGGAACCGCCGGCGGCCATCCTTGCGCTTCCAGCCGAACAGCGAGCCAACGATGAATGCCTGGCTCGGCTCCAGCCGAAAGGGTTCGCCCTCGAACTGGCCTTCGGAAAGCTTCAGCACCTCCTCGAAGAAGGCGAACGCGTGGTTGGCTGCATCGTGGTCGAACCAGATGCCATCCTTCCGCGCGAGATCTGCGATATGCCGCTTGCAGGCATTGCGAACGTGCGGCCCGGCAACAATCTCGCCCGACACCACGGCCGTGGCATAAGCCAGCGTGCGGTCAGGCGAAGAACCGGTCGGCGGGGTCGCCACTTTCTTGCGGCGGCTGGGCGGCGATCCTGCTCCTGGCACTGGGCGTCATCCCGAATTCTGCGGCGTAACGCATCATGTCCGCCGCTGCCTTGTTGGCGGTGCCGACCAGCGGGTTCTGGATCGCGTTGCCGTTCGATGTCTTGATCATGAGGCCGCCGGTCAGTTGGTCCTTCTCTGCCATCTTCGCGATTGCGCGTTCGGCCTGGACCCAGCGGCCATAGGCCATGGCGTAGGCAGCGAGCGCCGCCCGGTCGATCTCGGATAGGATACCGAGGTTGTAGAGCTCGGTTGCGACCCGGTTCCATTCCTCGACCGCATCGGCCGTCAGATGGTGGGGCGGCGCCGGTATGGCTGCCTTGGCTTTGGCTTCCTTCCGATTGACCTGCCTTTTGCCGGGATTGGAGGTCACAAGCTTGAGCTGCGTGGGCTTCGGCTTTCTGCCGGTAATCATGCAGCCTCAGCTATTCTCCCGCCTGCGATTTCGTCGAATGTCCGGCCATCACCCTCGAGGGTCGCAGCCTTGCCGGTAAAGTCCTGCCAGCGCTTCACGGCCACATCGATGTAAGCGGGATTGAGCTCGATGGCGTGGATGGCGCGGCCGGTCATTTCACCGGCGATGATCGTGGTGCCAGAGCCAGAGAACGGCTCGTAAACGGCCTGGCCAGGGCTGGAATTGTTCTCGATCGGGCGCTTCATACACTCGACCGGTTTCTGGGTCCCGTGACCCGTCTCGTTCTTCTTCGGCTTTGCGATGTGCCAGACGGTCGTCTGCTTTCGGTCGCCCGCCCAGTGGCCTTTCGCGCCCTTTTTCACAGCATACCAGCACGGCTCATGCTCCCAATGGTAGTCGCCGCGCGAGAGCACGAGCTGGCCCTTGTCCCAGATGATCTGGGAGCGAAGCATCAGATCGCAGGCCGCTAGGCTGTCACCCACAACCCCGGCATAGAGCCCAGCGTGCCAGACATAGGCGACGTCACCCGGGAACAGGGCCCAGGCTTCGCGCCAGTCGGCTTTATCGTCGTTCAGCACCTTGCCCTTGGCGGTGCCGGAAGCAGCGACCCCAGCCTTTTCGCGCCAAGCCGGGTCATACTCGACGCCGTAGGGAGGATCGGTGACCATCAGGTGGGGCGTGACGCCGTTAAGGGCCTTCGCGACGGTGTCCGCATCGGTGCTGTCGCCGCAGACCAGCCGGTGCTTGCCCAGCAACCAGACATCGCCTGGCTTGGCGACGGGATCGATCGGAGCCTCAGGGATCTCGTCCGGATCGGTGTTGCCCTCGGTCTTCTCGGCCAGCAGCTTCGACAACTCGTCATCCGAGAACCCGGTGAGCATCAGGTCGAAGTCGAAGCCCTGCAGATCGCCGAGTTCGACGGCCAGCAGTTCGAGATCCCAACCCGCGTTCAGCGCCAGCTTGTTATCCGCGATGACGTAGGCCTTCTTCTGGGCCTCGCTCCAGCCCTTGGCGACCATCGTCGGGATCTG